ACCTATGGGTAAGGTAGGTATAATTAAAGATCGTAGCAGTATGGCCTATAAATATGGCATATCAACGCTTGCAGGTGTTATCGACTCAGACTACCGTGACGAGGTTAAAATATTATTAATAAACCTTAGTGGCTTGGCGTATAAAGTATCTAAAGGCGACCGCATAGCTCAGATGGTTGTTGTTGACCACTACAGTGAAGAGCTTGAATTGGTTGAGCAGTTAGACGACTTTGATAGAAAAGGCGGCTTTGGGAGCACTGGGCAATAATGACTACAGATAACCAGATAAGGAGTTAATCTATGGGTAAAATCACAAGCTATGAAAAGCTTTTAAACGAAAAGATCAACGAGCTTATAAAAAAGATAGAATGTCTCGAAGATGAATTAAGTCGTAATGACAGCCAGATCAAGGCATTGCTACAGCAAAAAGAGGAAATTCTTGTCATTATATCAAAAGTTTTCACAGTCAAAAAAGATGATATGAGCGACTATAGGCACGAGCTTATGATGACAGCCATAGATTATGGCTATTGCAGGCTTTGCGATGGATTCGATTGTTTCGGAGACTGCGGTTAATGAATAAGCCAGAATCAGCACCAATGGACGGCACGTTAATACTAGGCGACTTAAGTATCGGAAAGTAATAAAGAAGTTCCTTGACCATAACAGCTAAGGGGCTTTAGAATAAAGGCACGCAGACGTGAGAATCTGCAAAAAAAGAAGTACGACTATAAAGACTTGTTAATTTAGCTCCTTTGATTGTCGTACCGTTTTCAATAACCACCCTTGGTTTGTCGTGCTTCGCGGTAATTCTCACCAATCAAGGGAGCTAACCTAATAGGTTTTTTATGCACTACTACCAAAAAAACATTGCAGATTACAGAAAAGACACTGCCCACCTAAGCTTGCTAGAGCACGGGTTATACAATCAGGTTATTGACAGTTATTACCTTGACGAAAAACCAATAAGAACCCAGTCGGTTATTCGTAGGTTATCAATAAAAACCGAATGTGAAATTTTAGCTTTAGACAATATTTTAACTGATTTTTTTACACCTTCAGAATGCGGTGAATTTTGGGTTCACAAGAGAATTGATAGTGAAATATTGAAATATAAGGCTAAAGCAGAAATAGCGAAAGCCAATGGTAGCAAGGGAGGAAGACCTAAAAAACCCAAAAAAACCAAGCGGGTTATTTTAGCTAACCAAGAAAAAACCGGATCGAAAGCTAACCAAGAACCAAGAACCAAAAACCAAGAACCAGTAGATAGTGTAAAAAATAAAAGATTCTCCCCCCCCACAGAGCAGGAGGTTACAGATTTTATGATTAGCCTTAATTGGCCTAATGACAATGGGGCAACAGCAAGGGCTATGATTGACTACTACGCCCAACAAGGATGGAAGCTATCAAACGGTAATATGATGAAAGACTGGAATGCGGCAGCTAGAGGCTGGTTACGTAATCAACAAAAATGGGATGCTAAGAAATGAAGACTTTTTCACTAGATGCGGAAAGAGCTGTTGTTGGCGCAGTAATGTTAACTGGAGAAAAAGCCTTTCACCAAGTATCACAAATAATATGCGCTAATGACTTTTTTGATGATGTCAGCAGGATTATATACACGGCAGCAGAGAAGGCCATTGATGGAAAAATGCCAATAGACCCAATAAGCATATCTGAACTGTTAAGCAAAGATGAGATAGATATTGTCGGTGGTATGCACGGAATATCTGAGCTATGTAGAACGCCGTCATCCTCTAATGCAGGCGCATACGCTAGGATCGTATTAGATCAGTCGAACCTTAGAAGGTTAGTTGATACGGGCTCTAAGATTATTTCTTTTGGCGGCGATGAAGATAGCACTCAAGAAAAAATAGCCAGGGCTCAGGAGCTTGTCAGCGATTTAACAAAAACACAAAAAACTGATGATAAGGACAGTTACCAAGCAACAAAAGAGTTCGCCGAATGGATGAAGCGAACAGACTCAGAAACAAAGAGCGGTTTTTTTGATGAGCATACAGGCGGTTTGTTTAGTGGGTTAATTGTCATTGCCGCAGGAACTGGTCAAGGTAAATCTACCCTTGCGCTGAATATCGCTTACAACCTGAGAAACAGCAATATAGCTTATTACTCGCTAGAAATGCCAGCAGCTCAACTAATGGGACGAATGGCTAGCAACCATTCAGGAATAAACTTTAACAAGATACGCGACAAAGATATGAACGAGGGTGAATGGTCTATTTTGCAAAATACGATTAAAAGCATTCGAGATTCAAGCATTCGGTTTATTGATAACGGTATTCACATAAATCAGCTTTGCGCCCATGCTAGATCAATGAAGAATAACAACGGGCTAGATTTGATTATCGTTGATTATATACAGCTGGTCGGATCGGACGGGCAGTCAAGAGAGCGAGAGGTGGCAAACATAACTAGAAAGTTAAAAGGTTTATCTATGGATTTAGATGTACCTGTAATCGCCTTGTCTCAGCTGTCCCGGGATCATGAGAAGCGAGCCAACCCAAGGCCATGCCTTAGAGACTTGCGCGAGTCTGGAGCGATTGAGCAGGATAGTGATTTGGTTTTATTTTTATACGATGAAGCGAAGGTAAAGGATGATCCTAACAATGCTAATGCTGGGCTGACCGAGCTGTATAGCGGTAAGTTTAGGCATGGTGAAAACTTTACTTTAGCGCTTGAGCAGCAGTTGGCAAACTACCGATTTGTTAAGTCTGCTCATGGTGTTATTTCTCAAAATGAAGGTGTAAGACTATGAATAATGGCTATGTTAGTTTCAATCAATTACTAAAAAATGCGATGGCAAGAATAAGCGAAAGCCAGCGTGTAGACTCAGAAGGGCATAGGAAGTTTAGGCGAGAAATGCGCAAAACCTTCAATGACCCAGAAATGTTCACTCAAAGTGAGCAGAGGCCAGATCATGGGCTAACTAACAACAGGTGGATGATATGAACGCACTAGATGTAACACTAGAAAAAATAACAAGCTATTTTCGTATACACGGGATATACCCTACTGTCGAATGGCTGGTTCGCAACATGGCTTTAAAAAGAAAAACAATAATTGACCGGTTAAAGCAGTTAAAACAAGCGGGATCAATAACGCTGGGAAATAAATTTGAGATAATAGGTGTGGCATCTAAGAAGCCTTGGCTGTGTATGCCTATTGTGGGGGTGGTGGCGTGAAGAAAAAAAGCAGAAAATTAACTCGTGAAGATGTAGCCATGACTTTAGAGTTAGGAAGCTGCGGTATCGAGCTTGGTTTTATAGCTAGGTATGCGTTCGGTCTTGATTACCAGCAGCTTTATAGCCAGTTAAAAATATGGGAGGCAATATAACTTGCGTTAGTGCTAACCTTTTGCTATATTTAACAAATAGGATTTTAAGGGCGATTATATGAAAAGCAAGAATGCAAAAAAGCAAGAAGCTTACGTTAGGCGGCAAAAAGAATTAGGCCGTATTCCGCGTAAAAAATACTGGACGTTGACCGAGCATGAAAAAGCAGACGATTTGGTTAAGAAAATGCGGGAAGCGGTTAAGTAATAAAATATAGCGCATTGTTATGTGCAGATAATTAACAGGAGGGTGATTTATGCTTGAAGATACTGATAATGTTTTTGTGATTACTGCAAAAGTAAATGGTTTTAGAGTTTGGTTTAAAAAGCTAAAGAGGGTAAGGCTGTATTACAGTCTGCCTGTAGGGTGGTGTAGCGATAAAATAAAAGTTTATTACTGTTCTAGTTATAGCTACACATAACCTATGGTTATTTTGACACGCTAGAACAATAAAATATTGAGGAATTGATGATGGAAAACGAAATCACAGAAGACAAAACAAGCGATGCAGCAAGTGGTCAAAATGAACCCGTTGTTATGTATCAAAATAGGTACTTTGAAGATAAAACTTCCGAAAGATTAGCAGGGGTTAACTACTTAAATGAAAAATATCATCCCGTGGAGATAAGAATTGTTTGCGAGTGCGATCAAAAGATTATTGGAAGCTTAGCTGAGCCGCGCATGAATATAAATAAGCAGTCAGGGGAGGTTTTTTCGGGCAGCGGGAGCGGGATGATAGGGCTGCATTATGACGGGAATAGTAAATTAACCAAGACTTATCTAGTAATGCCAAGAGAGTCTTATATTTTTAATTTTGTAGGAAAAATAGTGGATTGGTGTGAGACCACAACATAACGCCTTGTTAAACGGCTGCGTTTTTCGCAGTCCGATGGAAGCCGCGCTTTTTGCGGCTGGAATGAATTTAAACAACTTGTTAGGGGTATTATCTAAATGACTACATTGATAAATGTTTTTTACCATATACGTACATTCGCCAGCAAATTATTTTTTGAACGGTGCGCCACAGAAACAAACTTAACCCAAGAGGTGATAAGCCAAATAGAGATAAAGCCACAAGGGATTGTTCGGATAGCTCCTTTACAGGAAGATCAAAAGCAATAATGCACAAAAGAGCTATAGCTGAAAAAAGATATAATAGAACAACGGTAGCTATAAAGGCGATAGATTGAGTAAGTGATTGAATGTGTACTGCGTTAACGGCAGACTCTGGATTTTTAAACACTCTTTCATTGCTTGGCATAAAGCCCCCTAACCTTAGCTTTAAAACGCGGCATGATAAAGCCGAAAAAGAAACTAAACCCCGACCGTCGATTTGAAAGCGGTTGTTATAAACCGAGGTGGAAATAATGGAAGCTACAAAATATATACCCAGAAAGAATTTTAATTTATGGTACGAACTGTTTAAACAAAGCAATGGTTGGTTTTTATCTAGGCCTTTCGAGGGTAAAGACGATGTGCTTGTTCATTATGCTTTTGATGATATAGAGAGTTGTAATCAATTAAGTGCTGATTACTACCGACTAACAACACCAATTACAGAAATTAAGCGCGGGATATGGAAACGTATTAAGGTGAAGTTAGGTTTATAACCTCGCAATAAAGCGCAAGCGTAGCGCAGTCGATTTTGATTGCTTTGTTATGCCTTGCTTAGTTAAATGTAAAATAATTATAAATAACTCTTGCATAAGTTAAATAGTTTGCTATTATATATACATCAACAACGCAAACGGAGCATAAAGAGATGAAATATATTATTAACGAAATCAAAGGTTACATGAACCACATGAGCTTTGACGCGGCAGTTGCAAAGGTTAGACGTAACCACGCAGGCGGCAAAGAGTACTTAATTTCTCAGGCTGCGGAAGCGATTAGGTTAGCTTAGATGACTCCCTCACAACAAACAAAAAGCGTAGGGCTTAAAAGCCTTGCGCAAGTGTCAGAGATGACCGGAGTTAGCAGGCAGACACTGATTAACTGGCATCGCAACAAGCCCAATCTGTTTTCCGTGGTGTTAGATGGATGCCTCGCTAAACAGGCATAACCTATTGGTAAACGGAGAGCGGAAATGAACGAAGTGAATTGTAGTGAGTCCGACGCAGCGAAGCGAAGTGTATTTGACCAAGTTGTTATGCCGCACGACGCGGTAATGCTTAGACCTGTTAGATTTGTTGGGGAAAATGACATTAAGCTGTATGACCCCGTAGAATTTAAAAGCGGAAAGGAGGGTTGCGAGTTATATTTTCGCCGATGCAAGGTTTTTGGTGGGATTGCAACAAGCAAAGAAGAAACTGTTGGCCTTTGCGATATTTTAAATAAAGACTTTGATGTGGTTGGTGACTTCCCACTGACAAGTAAAGGCTTGCGATGGTTATACAAGAGTTTAGATACAAGAGTTGCTGCATAACACTGCAAAACAAAGGAATCCCTGTTATCAGTAAATATCGTGATAACGAGGATTCCTGTATATTGAGGATAATAAAAATGGTAATGCCGCACAAGAAAGAAAAAGAAAAAGAAAGCCGGGAGATACAAAAAAGATTGATGCTTTTGTCGCTAATGGTGGAACGATTAAAACAGATATAGATAAGCTTGAGGGCGAATATTTGCGAATGCACTCATACTTAAAAAAAGCATTAAAGCGTGGTAGCGCTATAACTAAAACCTCGATATGTAAGGGGTTGAGAATAACGCTTACTAAGTGTACGGAAATGCAGCGAGTCCTTTATGAGCGTGGCGTTATATCTATGAACGCAATTGGCACTGTAACGGCTGTATCTTAATGGAAGGCAGGTATAGTATTGTTAATAGTGCGCTATCTTTAAAAAATGCGATAGCTGATATTACTGCGGCATGGGTAGAGCATAAGTGGCTGCGAATAAAGATTGAGTGCGGTAAGCGAACGCTACCGCAAAACGCGTTAAAATCGGTATGGTACAAAGATATAGCTGATTTTAGGGGTGATGTTACCGCTAAGGATGTGGAGCGAGAATGCAAGCTAGGTTATGGTGTGCCTATTCTTCGGCGTGATATTGCAACAAATTGGGTTTATGAGCAGTCTATCGATAAGTTGGCGCACGAAAAGAAGCTAATCGTAATGGATCGTTTCGCTGTAACATCAATAATGAGCGTAAAAGAGAAAAAAGAATATTTAACGTGTATGCAGAATGACTATCCATTTTTGAGTAACGAGTCGTGAACATTAAAGCAGGGGATAGAATACTAAGCTTATCGACACCGTGGAGCGGAAAGGTTCGCTCTATGTCGAAAAAGTGGGTTATAGTTGATATACCCACACATGAGAGGATTGCAGTTAGACGCTGCAGGATTAAATACAATAACGAGATAAGAAACTGGGAGGTGGTAGATGTTAAATGATATAAGTGCAACACTAAAAGAAAGGCAGTCGACTTATGGGAGTTTTGGTGACCACGCGATGATTACGCAAAACATAAAAAAGGCGATGGTTGATAGCAAAAACTGGCGGTTATTGAGTGAGAGTAAGAAAGAGTGCTTAGAAATGGTTGCACATAAAATAGGTCGAATACTTAACGGAGACCCCGATTTTCACGACTCTTGGCATGACATTATTGGCTATGTGACGCTTATCGAGCGTGAGCTTCGGCCAAAGGATTAACCTCTAATGCAGCGTAAGGCCACTAAAAATACACGCGCAGCCAATGCCGATGAAAAACGGTTTCACGCCATAACTAAAAATAGTGACTGTATAGTCTGCGGTAATCCATCGCCCTCTATCGTGAATCATTGTTGGGGTGCTACATTCAAGCATTTGAAGGTGCTTATAGGTCATTGGTTTGTTATCCCGCTATGCTTAGAGTGCGACAATGTTATCACGCATGGATCGAGAAGGGGATTTTCAGAGCGTTTTGGCACTCAATCATCGCTATGGGAGTCTCACATTAAAAACACCGCGGTAGAGCCTCCTTTTGAGGTGGTAGAATCAATAAAGGATTGGAATCAATGATTGGGTTAAAAATAAAGCCGCTATCAGTCAATAAAGCGTGGCAAGGAAGACGGTTTAAAACAGAAGAGTATAAGCAGTACGAAAAAACAGTGTTGCTTATGCTGCCAAACCTAGTCATCCCTGATGATGACTTGCACGTATCTATTGAGTTTGGCTTTAGTAATAAGGCTAGTGACTTGGATAATCCGGTAAAACTATTTGTTGATATACTTCAAAAGAAATACGGGTTTAATGATAGCCGAATCCATCAATACAGCCTTAAAAAGAAAAAGACGATTAAAGGGGAAGATTACATTATGTTTGACATTAAAAAGGCTGAATTATGATACAAACTAAAAACTTCAACTCAAAGAGCGATCCCAAGTTATTGTGTACTTGTGGGCACCCTGAATGCGATAAGCGCAGCGTAAGCCAAGAAACTCTCGACCAAGTGCAATTGGTCCGAGAAGATTTTGGCGGCTACATGGTAATCACAAGCGGGGGACGATGCCCGAATCACCCAAACGAAAAAACAAAGGCTAGACCCGGGGATCATCAAAAATGCTTTGCGGTTGATGTTGCTTGCTCATCGCTTGCGCAGGAAACGAAGCTAAAGGTTCTAGGTGGTAGGCATGGCGCAACAAGAGTGGCTGGCACGCATAAAGATGGGTTTATTCATCTTGCATGGACACCCACAAAAGACAAGAGCGTGCCAACGTGGAGCTACTAATTACACCAATAGTATTTCTTGCTATAATGGGCGCTATTATTGATCCGTATAGCGAGTATCTAATGTGGAAGGAGAGTAGATCGTGAGTTTATTTGGCTGGTTCAAAAGTGCTCCAAAGGTGGTTGATAATGTCTTTGATAAAGATAGGGGCTTATTGACGCAGGTTGGTAGCTGGATTGGTAATAGCAAGTTTACTGACGAAGAACGCGCAGAGCTAAACGCTGAAAACATTAAGGCGGTGCAAGGGTTTGTTGTTGCTACGCTCGCTGAAAACACAGATAGGTCGGTAGCAAGGCGAGAGATAGCGGTATTCTTCATTAAGTTCTACGCCATACTCATTTTTATGGCTGGCATAACACACCCCATAAATCCTGAATGGTCGCTGGTGTGGTTTAATCTAGCAACATCGTTGAGCGTTGGCGGTCTAGTGACTGCGATATCGGTATTCTTCTTTGGCTCTCACGCAATATCTAGACACACCGAATCGAAAAACTTAAAAAAAGGGAGTTAGCATGTCAACAACCAAACCAAGAAAGAAAAAAACACGCGTAAAAAAGCCCAGATAAATGCAAGTCTCTATGGGTTTGGTAATTATAGCGGTTGCTTTAATGTGTAAATATAGAAATAAGGCGCGGGAAGCTATAATGGCTTGCTCTTTTCTTATACTTTTAGAGCTTGCAACCTTTGTTTATCATAACTATTTAGATATTTACTTTGCCTACCTAATCATATTTTATGCGTATATAGCGATATTATTCGGCTACCTGTCGTCTAAATCATCTTTCTTGTCAGCATATGCTTACATATTGTACGTCACTGCCTATTTTTTATTTGCAATCGAAGATACATTTATAGAGTGGGGCGTTATAATTAGTGACAGCGTATTTTATGGGAATTACAGCGCTATTATGTATGGATGCCTGGCAATATTAGTATGTGCGGTGA